AGGAGACAGGAACAGTGTAATGACAACAAGAGCCGAACGCATCGTTCAAGAGTTGGAGACGTACTTCAACGCCTGCGTCGCCAGTGGACCTCTAGCAATGATCTTCACAGCGGCCGTTGTGGCTGACTACCTCGGCATCGGCCGAGAGGAAGTCAGCGGCATGCTTCAAGAGTACCGCACTGCCGCTGGCGACCCCAAGGTGTTGACACAACACGTCATCGGCACAACCCAGCGAGGAACGGATGCCATTTGGTACATCTTGCGGTGGCCAGGCATGACCGCAGCACAGAAAGCCAGAGCCGAGGAAGAGCGCGTCTACCACGAAACCAGGTCGTTCCTGGTTGAGACGTTGAGGCCCTACCTGCGCAACGTCCGATGCGAGCGGCTGCCCCTCATCAAAGCCGACCGTCGAGCAAGTGCCTCGTCCATCAACAACACACTGGAGCAATTGCGTGGGTTTGAGGGGATGCTGCGGTCCCACCGAGACGAACTGACGAACTACCGCCCGGCGTACCTCCGACAGGCATCATCCGCCATGGTGGCTGATGTACAACAAGCGCTGACTGACGTGCGCATCCTGACCAGCAGTGTGCAAGCACTTCGACCTCGTCAGTTGCACAGGGTACCGTAACTTGCTGCATGGCTCTGACCGGATCGACCCCCACCCATCCGGCGCGCTACAGCCGGGCTGTGCTCACCGTGCTGGGTCCGTTGATCAACAAGTACGGGCTCCACGTCCACGACCCGTTCGCCGGGACGGGCGTGCGTCTGGCCAAGGTGGTCGATGGGATGATGCTCACGTACTCGGGCACCGACATCGAAGAGTGGGCTGGCCGGGACCCCAGGGTGCGGCTCGGCAACTCCCGCTACGCCAGCACGTACCCGCCCAAGCCGTTCATTGTTGTGACATCACCTGTGTACTTCGAGAATCGCATCTCGACGGACTACGTGGAGGGACCAACGCCGAGCACGAAGCTCGCCGGGCGACACGCCTACGGGATCAGCCTGGGCAAGGCGCTTCACGAAGAGAACATGGCTCGTTTCTGCCGCACCACTCGGGGCTCGGACCATGACTTCCTCGCCCTGGCGTGCATGAAGTGGTGGCCCAATCGAGCGCTGGTCAACGTGGACGAGCCACTGACCGATCGCTGGATGCGCCTCGGCTGGGAGGCTGGATACATAACAACGCAGATCATCCCGACGAAGACCCGGCGTTTGAAGGGCGGCTTGGCCGGTGTCAAGAAACGGGCACCGAACGAAGTGGTGCTGGTCATGCGCCGCCGTCACGGTGTGTGAAAGATTCCGACTCTTGGTGTTGTGCTTGTCGTACCTCTTGTGTACGTTCTCCACACCCTGTGAATTTGCAGGGTCCCGTATCCAAAGGAGAAGCATGAAGCTCACGCTTCCGGCTGACGCTGCGTCAGCCATCACTGAGGTCAGCGCAGTCGCTGCCCTCCTGGACAAGAACGGCTGGAAGGCTGCCGCCTTCATCGCCGTATCCGTCAAGCCCCGGGCAGGGCAGGGCAGTCGAACTTCTGGCACATCTGCCGGAAGTCGTGTGAGCGCCACGGCCTTCGCCAAGGACCTCAACGCCAAGGGCTGGTCCCGGCACGTCATCGAGCGCCACTACGAGGGCTGGCAGGCCGCTGCGGCTGCTGGACTGGTGCCCGACGCCGCCGACCTCGCCTACGGCGACAAGATCGACCTCCCGGACGAGAGTTGGTCGACGTTCTCCCCGCCGGTGCTGAACAACCAGCACACCGACGCCGAAGCCATCCAAGAGCAGGCGGCGCTCGATGGCACTGGTGCATCCAAGGCCGTTGACATTGCCAAGAACCCCAAGGCGATGGCCGCTGCGATCAAGGCCAGTCCTGTTGTTGCAGCAGCGGCTGCGCAGGCGCTGGTGGACAAGGGCGACGTGAAGGTCTTGTCCCGCGCCACGGCTGCGGCTGCGCAGAACGCGCAAGTCGATCGCAACCGCAAGCGCCGGGAAGCGGGGCTGCCCCGCCAGGCCACCGTGCAGAACCAGCCGACCGCCCAGGAGACGATGGCCGACTCGGGCCTGGCGTTCCTGACGATCAAGAGCCTGGGCAACGCCCGGCGTCTGCTGATGGACGGCTTCGCCAAGGAGTGGGAAGCCCTCAGCCCCGAGGCACGCGCCGATGCCGACCTCATCAGCTTCTGCGAAGAGGGGTTGGACCAACTCAGCATCGTCATCGACACCATCCGCACCATGGTGCAGGGCGGCGTCACCGACGAGGCGTTGTACAACTTGCTGGACGGTGCGTCATGAGCAACCCGCGAGCGTCGATTCGCTACGCCCGGATGATCGACGTCATTGACCTCATCCAGAAGCGTGGGCCGCAGACGTTGGATGAGATCTGCAAGCGGTTGAAGCTGAGCGAGCGCGAGTTCAAGGACACTCGTTACAGCACTGGAGGCATGATCGCCCTGGAGGATCGCGGCGTGGTGATGCCCCGCCCGGTCGCCGGGGAGGACTACGTCTACAAGTTGGTCGATGCGTTCGCCACCGGCCCGTCCAGCGGTGATGGCGAACCGAACATCCAGACGGCGACCTCCGACCTGCTGACGCGAGTGGCAACGATCTACCTCGACGTGGACGGCCTGATCGGTCAGGTCAGCAGCAACGTCGTTCGCCGTCTGCTGCAACGGTTGAAGGTGTCTCTGACCACCACCATCTCCAGCGCGTCTGACGCCGCTGATGCCACTGGCGCTCCGGTGTCTGCCAAGGCCGAGTACGTCCTGGCCACCATCTTTCCGCCCAGCGCGGGAGCGACAACGATTCCATGACGCGAAGGAGGGGGCCTTGCGGCCCCCTCCCTGCCCGTATCCAACAGGCGGCTCCAAGGGTAACGCTGTCGGTGCTACCCTTGACCCGGTTGGTTGGTTGTTGCTCAAACACCACCGATGAGGCCCCTCGCGCAAGCGGGGGGCCTCTTTGGTTTCCTTCATAGTATGCAACTGTCAGTGTCAATGGTTCCGTTTCATAAGAAACGGGTGCCTCGACGCCACTGACAGCGGTTTCACGTTGGGTGGCGTGTCCACCACCAACTGCCCCTTCGGGCGATTTCTTACGTTTCCGAGTCTCGGTTCTTCTCACGCTCGGTGGCCTGTGCTACGTTCCGGCTTCGCAGTAGGTGGACGGGTGGGAACGGCAAGGACGGAACCGCTCCAGACCCTGCGTGAACACAACACCAACCAACGAGGAGAACACTCGATGCACAAGCGCCTCATGCGCAGGAGCCTGGTGGCCATCGCGGCAACCGGACTCACCCTCGGTCTGGCAGGAGTGGCGGGAGCCACCCCGCCCGGACCGCCGCCGCCTCCCCCGCCCGCGCCGACCACGGCGACCGGGACGGGTGACGTCGTGCAGACGTCGGACGTCATCGCGGACATCAACCAGATCAGCGCCAGCAACACCGGCCTGAACCTGGACATCAACTGGGTCACGCAGGAGAACGACGCCAGCGGCTCCAACACCGGCAGCGCCGATGGCGGTTCCGCCGAGTCCTCGGCCGACGACAGCTTCTCGCTGCCGTACGACCTCCTGCTCCCGCCGCCCCCGTCGTCCTCGTCGGACGCCTCGGCAGCGGGTGGTGCGGCTGCGGCCGACGCCAGCGCGACCAGTGACGCGACCGGTGGTGCCGGGGGCACCAACGACGGCACCAACACCGCCGACCACAGCAACGACGCCACGCAGGACAACACCATCGAGACGGGTGCTGCGGACTCGGAGAACGAGGTCACCGGCGAGGTCAGCCAGTCGCACACCAACAAGAGCACCACGGCTGCCACGGCGACGGGCGGCGCGGCCACCTCGGCCTCGACGGCTGGCAACGCCACGGCGGCCTCCAGCACGCCGACCCCGGCGACGGCCACTGCTTCGTCCAGCGTCACGCAGGCGCAGACGGCGTACGTCGGCGTCAACCAGGCGGCGGCGTCGAACAGCGGCATGAACGCCGCTGCCAACGTGGCGGCGCAGTCCAACTCGGCCTCGGGCAGCAACTCGGGCTCGGCCGATGGTGGCTCGGCGGGTTCGTCGGCCTCGACGCCGTCCGCTTCGGCGGCTGGCACCACGTCCTCGGCCGCCTCGGCCACGGGCGACTCGACGGCGACGGGCGGTGACGGCGGCAGCAACACCGCCGCCAACGACGCCAAGGCGGCCAACACCGCTGCGCAGACGAACACCATCAAGACCGGCGACGCCACCGCCAAGAACTCGGCGTCGCTGACCATCACGCAGACCGCGGACAACACGTCGGACGTCACCGCCGACGCGACCGCCGACGCGGGCTGATCCGCCCAGCATGACCGAACTCTGATAGGGTTCGGTACCTGAGCAACCTGCAACGGAGGCGGGGGCTTCGGCCCCCGCCTTTGTTGTATCAACAATGAGGACCAACCAACCATGAGACACCGCATTCAGACAGTCCTGGGAGTGTCGATCGTGCTGCTCGCAACAGCAGCCAGCGGCACTGCCTACGCCGACGACGATCCGCCCACGACAGAAGCCCCACCCACCACCGAGGCACCGCCCACGACGCCGCGGCCCACCGTGTCGATCACCGTGGCTGACGTCCCGGTCGAGACGGACCCACCGGCCAACACGTCCGACGTCAGCCAGCCCAAGGTGCTGGACGACCCCAAGCCATCAGCCGTCACCACGACGACCGACGTCCCGACCGACAGCAGCACCACGGAGCCCGCCAAGAGCGGAGACGAGACGCCCTCGACGGGCACCGTGGCCGCTGCTGCCACCACCGTGGCCGTGGTGCCCTCGTCCACCCTGAACCCGAACCAGAACCACTCGGATCAGGAGACGCAGGTCACCGGCACCCAGGTGGCCAACGCCAACACAGGCGACAACCTGACGCACAACGACCAGCCGAACAACGGCTCGGTCCCGGCCAACTCGATCGGCACCGGCAATGCCGACGCCGTGGGCTCCGAGGACGTCAACAAGGTGACCCAGGCTGCTGACGTGGTGCTCACCGACCAGGCCCTGGCCAACGTGTTGCAGGTCGCCCTGATCCTCAACATCGGAGCCGCCCTGGCCAACTCAGGAGCCAACGCTGTTGCTGCAACACCGGGAGGCTCGGGTGCAGCGGGCTCGATCGGGACCGGCAACGCCGACGCCACCGGCCTGGACATGAGCCAGTACATCACCCAGGCCGCTCGGGCTGCGGGTGACGAGAACACCGACGACGCCGCCAAGCAGTTGGCCGTGTCACTGTGGATGGGCATTGCCACCGCCAACTCGGGCACCAACGCCATCACTGGTGGTGACGGCGGAACGGGCACTGGTGGCGAGGTTGGCACCGGCAACGCCAGCGCTACGGGCAACCGCTCGCTGACCGACATCCTCCAGGGTGCCGACGTCACCGGCTCGGGCACCAGCCAGACCAACGTGGAGCAGTATGCAACGGTGCTGAACATGGGCTTCGCCCTGGCCAACTCCGGTGCCAACGACATCGCCGGGGTGGCCAGCGGGCTGCTGACGGCGGGCTCATCGGAAGAGCAGAACCAGATGGCGGTGGACCTGTTCTCCATGCTGCTCCCGGCCCTGATGTCCAGCTATGCATCAACGGGTGGGGCTGGCTCCATCGGCACCGGCAACGCCACGGCGGTCGGAAACGATTCCGAAACGTACGTTCAGCAGTTGGCCATGGCTGCCAACTCGGGGGACGGCATCGCCACGATCATCCAGAACGTCCTGGTGGCCAACGTCGGGGCCGCTGGTGCCAACACTGGTGTCAACTCCATCGGTGGCAGCTATGCATCGCTGGACCCGCAGACGGCCAAGGCTGTCGTCACCCTGGCCGCCTTCTTGGCTCAGATGCTGGCGATGGTCCACACCGGAGCGAGCGACCAGGCCCGCCAGTTGCAGGAAGCCGGGTTGGAGATCCCGTTCGGGGACATCATCCTCACCGTCCAGGGTGCTATGCAGCAGGTGGACACCAGCCTGACCAACGAGACGGGGGCTCGCGCCAACGTCCGTCAGGTGACCATCGTCCTGTCGCTCGGCTACGCCCAGGCCAACAGCGGGCTCAACCAGGCGATCGCAGACAACGGCGACCCTGCGGTCATGGCCCTGATGTCGGGCAACAGCTTCGACGCCACCGTCAACGACGGCACGGCCGACAAGATCCGCTCGGCCAACGCTCTCGCTGGCAACGAGGGCCTGGTGATCATCTGCCAGCGGCGCAACGCCGACGACATCGCCTGCCTGGCACCACCGGAGCCCCCGGTGGATGACCCGGACACGCCCGTAGATGACCCGCAGACGCCCGTCACGCTGCCTCCTGCGGCCCAGGACCCGGTGACCGAGCCGCAGACGCCGGTCGTCATCGGCACCCAGGAGATCGTCTGGAGCGACCCGGTGCCAGCGAGGCCGCAGAGCTTCATCGCTCAGCCCGAGACGGTGACGCACAAGCAGAGCGGGGTGCTGCCCGCCACCGGTACCGACAGCGACTCCGTGGTGCAGATCGCGGAGTGGTTCATCGGCGCTGGTGCCCTTGCGATCGTTGTCACACGGAGGCGTCGCCGCCGCCCGGCCTGATAAGGTCCCGAATGCGTTGACAGCCCCGCCCTCGTTCCGCCCGAGTGGCGGGGCTGTCCGCTTTCAGTCCTCGTCATCCTCCCTGGGGTCGGGCTCGTAGCCCTCGTAGGTGCACCAGTCGGCGTGGTACTCGTCGGGGCGCTCGGCCTTGCAGATGGGGCATGTCATCGTGTTCTTCATGCTCTATATGAGACGGATTCCTGCGAATCAGTTAAGGTGACGTCCGTCACGTGTCAATGTCAGCGCGTCCGCTCGCAGGGTTCCGTTGCTTGACAGATGACTTGCTCTACCTGATACTCTTCGGCTCCGCAACCTTGAAAGGACGGACATGCCCAAGAGCAACAAGGCCACCCTGGCACGGATCGAGCGGGACTTCACCAACCACCCGCCGACGCCCGAGGTCCAGGCAGCCATGGAGGCGCTTCGCAAGAAGTACAAGGTGGTGGTGGCTGAGTTGCATAGCCTCAGCCACACCCGCGAGCAGTCGCTGGCCATCACCAACCTGGAACAGTCACTCATGTGGGCGATGGCTCACCTAGCCCGGACGAGCTATGACAACAGCATGAATGGGGATGGTGACTGACATGCAACAGCGTGTACTGTGGCGGACCCTGGGCATCTGCACCCTGCTTGGTGTGAGTGCGGTGGGGGCGGTGCACATGGCGAGTGACACCAACGCTGCCCCCGCAGGTGGTGGCCAAGAACCGTGCATGGTCTACCTGTACGACAAGACGTACGGGGACCACCCGACTTCATCAGTGGAAGAACCCGACTGCCCACCACCGGACTGCGAGCACAGCATCGCTGATGGCAGCGGCACCACGTGGAAGCCCAAGGGCTGCCACCCCGGCACGACGGACCACCACACCTACCCGACCAACCCGCCGAGCACGCCGTGTTCGTCGGCGTGGGTCGATGAGCACGGCAACGCCCACGCGTATGACAACTGCGGCACGCAGCCCGCTACCACCAAGCCGGGGACGACGAGCACCACGTCCACCACAGTGGGCGGCTCCACATCGACCACGTCGGGGTCTGGCACGTCCACCACGACGACGTCAGGTTCATCGACCACGTCTACCACCCGAGTGGTCCCACCACCGCCACCGCCTGGTGGGTCGAGCACGACGTCAAGCACGACCAGCACCACGGTGCGCCCAACGGTCCCGGTGATCACCGGTCCTGGCACGGTGGAGATCTTCCTGCGTGACGCGACGTCGGTGTGTCAGGTCGGCGTGCCGAAGATCCGCATTGACTTCGGCACCGAGAGCCAGTTCAACGGCAGGGTCGGAACCCTGACGATGAGCGACATCAACGGCAACGTCATCTCGGTGCAGCCGCTGACCTACCAGGCCAACACCACGGCGTTCATCCTCTACCCCGGCACCGTCGTGGACGCCAACGGCGAGGCCATCGTGGTGCCTGGCTGGACGAAGAACTCGGATGGCTTTTGGGTGGAGGACCCGACCAACACCATCTGGCGCGAGGGCATCAACCTGCTGTACGAAGTCAACCCGAGCGCCACGGCGTTCGTTACATACCCGCCCGAGTCGAGCGGCTGTGCGACACCGACAGGACCGTTCCCTCCGGGGCCGGTCGGTCAGCCGCAAGCGCCGCACACACCTGGCGGGCTCCCCATCACGGAGTAGCCAAGGTATGGCATCATGGTCAGGCCCGTCCCACGAAGGGGCGGGCCTGATCTGTTTGGGAGAACAAGATGGAGAAGACGCACGTGACGCTGTTGTGCGACCGCACCGGCAGCATGAGGGAGATCCTGGCCGACGCCCAGGGAGCGGTGAACAGCTTCCTGGACGAGCAGAAGCTGGTGGAGGGCGAGTGCACCCTGTGGCTGTGCGAGTTCGACAGCCCGGACTACGGCCACGAAGAGGACTGGTTCACCACCGTCCACGACGGCCCGATCACCGACGCCAAGGAGTACCGCCTGGAGCCGCGCAACAACACGGCGCTGTACGACGCCCTGGCCCGAGCGATCACCGAGACGGGGCGCAAGCTGGAGCGCATGCCCGAGGCCGAGCGGCCGCAGCGGGTCATCTTCGTGTGGCAGACGGACGGCCTGGAGAACGCCTCCAAGCACAACACCCGCGACGCCGTGCGGGCGATGATCAAGCACCAGGAGGACGTCTACTCCTGGGTGTTCATCCCCCTGGGCTCCACGATGGACGCCGCCAAGGCCAACTCAGACATCCTGTGGGGCACGCAGAGCGCCGGGAACGTTGTGGCGGCTGCTGGCACCGGACACAGCCACAGCGTGGCTCACAGCCACGTCTCCGGGGTCGTGAGCACCCTGCGGACGGCGCACTCGCATGAGGCCTACGCCGCCGCCTCGTACACCAACAAGGCCTCCTTCAACGCCGCTGGCGAGGAAGTGGACGAGCACGGCAACGTGGTCAACAAGACGACGGTGTAGTAGGGTTCGGGAACCTGCTTGACACGGCGGGTCTCTTGGGCAAACAAGAGGAAGGCCCCCACCCCCGGACCGGTTCTCCAAGGGGTGGGGGCCTTCTTGTGTGTCAGGACTTGGAGGCGTCCACCAGGGCCTTGCCCACAGCGCCCAGGATCTTCCTGATCCAGGCGTCGAAGCCCTCGTCGGTGGCCGCAGCCGACGCCTTGCCGTTGCGCTTGGCCGGGGCGGGCTCGTCGTCGTCCTTCGCCAGCGCGGCGTCCAGTTCCAACTCCTGCTGGCCCTCGTCGGGGTTCTCCTGGCGCTCCAGGATGGCGGCGATGAGGGCGGGCTTGGCCTTGCCGATGGCCTTGACGTCCAGGCCCTGACCCTTGGCCAGAGCGGTCAACTCGGGCACGGTCATCTTCTTCAAGTCGGCCTCGGTGAACTCGGTCGGCTCTTCGGGAGCGCCGTCCTCGTCATCGCCAGCGGCCGAGCCCGTCGTCTCTTCCTCGACCTCTTCGGCGTCGGCGGCGGCGAAGGTCAACTTCGTCATCTGGCCGTTGAGTTGGCGCACCGTGAAGCCCGCCTCGACCGCTGCCTCCACCAGGGCCATGAGATCGGCGTCTTCCTCGACGTCGTCGTCCACGTCCACGAACAGCGTGAGCAGTTCGGGCTCGTCGTCGGGGTACTCCTGCATGAACTCGATCACCGACTCGGCGTCCTCGCTCGGGTTGAGTTCATCGGTCGATCCGGCGATCGTGGAGTCACCGATGGTGGCGAAGTACACCTCCTTGTCCTTCATCCACTGAGCGATGTACTTCGTGGTGTTCTTCTCGCCCGGCTTGATGGCGAACCAGAACTCTGCCTGGGCCTCCACCGCCTTGGCCATCAGGTCTTCCAGCGAAGCGATGATCTCGGTCTTGTTGCCGGTTCCATCACCGGCGATCACGTACAGCACGTGATTCCTCCTGTTACATAGGGTGTTGCATAGCGGGCAGATTACCTGCGTGAACCTCGCAGAACGGCCACCTTAGCCGCGTCGCCAGCCATCATCATCAAGGAGTCGAACCTGTACAACAGGGCCGCACCCCCTGCGACAGCCAGTGCGAAACGTGGATCACCGCGGAAAGCCAGCGTGACCAGGCCTGATGCCGCTGTTATAGCAGCATGGAAGGCCCACGAAGGGGCTTCCACGTACTCCTTGGCGACCTGATCGAGCTTGTAGACGGCCAACGCCGCTGCCACGTAACGCATGTTTCGCAGGGTACCAGACCTACGGAATCGTGTGCGACGGGAAGTCCACCAGGGGAGAACCGGTGTCGTAGATGCTCATGAGGTCCCAGTGGGTGTAGATCGACGTCCCAGCAGGCACCCAGTCGTACACCAAGCCCTGCTTGGCAATGGCTCCGTTCGTGTACGTCCCGAACAGACGGGCTCCGACCAGGTATCTGTTGTTATACCAGAAGCTCAGTGTCTGATGTGTAACACCCTGCCAGGAGAAGTCGCCCAGCATCCCGGTCTGGCTGTCGCCGTCGAAGTAGTCCTTCAAGTCAGCGGAGCCCTCCAACAGGACCAAGTCGATGTCGAAGGCACCGTTTGACAACACCAGGAAGCCTGATCCGGCCATGTTGTCGGGCACCCGAGCCACGAAGCTGTGCCTCGTCCACGTGGAGCCCACCAGCATCTGATCGCTGACCGAATCGCTACTGGGGAGCCACGACGTGTCCCAGTTGGCCAGCCCGAACTTGACCCAGGTCGCCCCACCCGTTGGCGCAGCGCGCACGTAGGCACTGGCACAGAAGAACTGGCTCGTCAACAGCACCGGCAGGCTCTCCAACCGTGTTGCAGCAACACGCCCGAATGCCTTCAAGGCGTTGTCTACGCCGCCGACCGTGCGGGTGATCGTGCCGTTGGCCCGCCAGCCGAAGTTGCCCAGGTCTTCGAAGCTCGGGTTCGGCACGTAGTTGATCCGTTGTGGGAACAGGTAGACGTGCTGCGTGCGGGGCGGCTCCCAAGCGATCTCGCCCGGCGAGCGCACTAGGCCGGGCCAGGTGATGTCCACGTTGGCCGTGGGGCCGGTGCCGCGCAGCGACCAGCGCCACAGCACACGCGGGCTCTGCGCCACGGTGGCCACGGTCGAGCCGGGGTTGACGATCTGCCCGAACGACTCGTCGGTGATCAACAGCCACGGATTGAGCACGCCGTCGAGCGTGCCGTTGAAGTAGATCACCATGGCCGCCATGTACGTCGGCGGGATGTCCGCTGGCAGGTTGATGTCCTGGCCGAGCAACACGGAGTAGGTCGTCACCGGAGGCGTGCCCGCCGAAGCGGACGTCTGCGACGAGTCCAGCAGGGGCCTCGGTGTGGCCGCTCCGGTGATCTCCTGGTACCCGAGGCCACCCAACAGGTTTGCGAGCGCTGGAGGGGCACTGGAGGGGATGTCAGAGGGCGCTCGGGTGAGGAACGCTGCCCGAAAGGAGCCGGTGAAGCTGCCGAGGGCGCGCATGCGGGCCAGGGCCAGGTTGCTGAACACGAACATCAGGTGCCTCCGGGCTCGCCCAAGAAGCTCTGTGGCCCGTGGAGCTTCTTGGAGGACACGCCAAGGGTGAGGAACACATCCGGGCCGATCGGGGCTACAGCGCCACCTGAGACGTTGAAGCGGGTCATGCTGACCATGCTGACGAAGCGCCCCATCGCTGGCCGCACCGCGGGGTTGGTCTGGTTGCCCAGCCAGGCACTCGATCCGATCCACCAGAGCGCCGGGAGAGCGTATGCAGCGTCGAAGCCGCCGTTGGCCACCGTGGGGGCGAAGTCGGAGAACGAGAACTCCTGCCAGGTCCCCGAGTCGTTGCTGGCAGGCCCAGTGGGGCCGGTGGATGCGTCCCGGAAGGTGCCGGTGGCGTCGAACCACAACAGGGCGAGCACCACGCGGGCCTGCGGTGGTAGGTCCTTGAACACGTTCCACGACGTGGAGCGGGAGGCGGTGACGTTGGTCTTCGACGTGCTGGCCACGTTCCACGTCGTCCTGCGCTCAGCGACCAGCCCCACCTTCCACGTGGTGGAGCGCGTCGCCTGCACGAACGTCGTCGGGTTCCACGTGTTGCGCAGGAACTGCCCGGACATCTCGTAGAGGCCCCCAGGGGTCACAGGGATGCCGTACAGGGCCGTGTTGGTGTTGAGCACGGTGCCGCAGACCAGGACGATGTCGGGGCCGCGCCCGTTGACGACCATCGAGCCCGTCCCACCGGGTGGCACAAGCGCTGACCGGGGGTCGGTGTTCTTGGCCAGGATGGCCGTCGTCACGGTGTGGCTGGAGGCGAACTGGCCGGGGTTCAACGGGTCTTCCAGCTTGGCCAGGATCGTGGGGTTGGTGGTCGATGTCCAGTGGCCGATGCCCCAGTTCAGGTCGGCGGCCAGCAGGCTGCTCATCCCGTACTGCGACACGTCGCCGCCGTTGAAGTCACCGTCGTCCACCGACAGCAGAGCATTGCCGCTGGTGGTCACGTCGCAGGGGTAGTGCGTGGCCGCCTCGATCAACTCCCGCAAGCCCATCGTGGTGCCACGCAGGGCGTTGAGGTCGTCCAGTTGCTGCAACATCGAGCGCTGTCTGGCCTCGCCCAGGACGGGCTCGTCGGGGACGCCGAAGTTGTAGCCCAGGTGCTTCAACAGCCGGGAAGGCGCACGGTCCACGTTGAACACGTCGCGCACACCATCGGCCAGCGTGTTGGAGTAGTCCAACTCGTAGCCGAGGATGCGGCTGAACGTGCGCAGCGGCCCGTTGCGACCATCCGCCGCCTGCATGTCGTCAGTCCGTTGATAGAACATCGGCAGGACGTTGAACAGGAACTGCGACCAACCGTGATCCGAGGGCACGGCGTTGTCCTGGGAGTACACCAGCGCCCACTGCCCGCTGATCCACAGGAACAGGCTGTAGTAGTAGAAGTTCCCCGGCGTCAGCGGGTGGTCCACCACCTGTTGTGACAAGTCGTTGGTGTGCGGAGTGGCCTCTTCGTGGTACCAGATGGCCACGCCGTCCTGTGGAGTGGTCGGAGCGCCGAAGCCGCCACGCACCAGCACGGCCTTGGACCACAGGATCGTCTTGGGCACCTGCACCGTGATCACCATGCGGTCGTAGAACCGAGGCGTGACGATGAGGTTGGTGCCCGACACTTCCTCGGGCGTGATCGGCTGCGGGCCGTAGCGCAGGGCACCGCGGAAGCCGCCGTCCCCAGGACGCAGGACATCGCCACCGGTCGTGCGCCTGATGACGAACGGACGCCACTCCGTGGCCATCAGGTGAGGCCTCCGACCGCTGTGACGGTCAGGTTGGCGTCCAGCAGTTGTGGCAACTGGATCGGGGTGGGGACGATGTCTTGGACTGCTGTTGCATCACCGATCTTGCGCAGCACGGTGAGGTTGATGTAGTCCACGCCCTGCACGTCCATGGCCGCTCGGAACACGTCACCGATCGAGATGCGTGAGCCGAAGCTGACAGTGGTGAAATCGAACAGGGCGGCGATCGCGTTACGCACGTTGGTGCGCACGCTCGCCTGACCGAACGACGGGAGCACGTACACCGTCAAGGTCACTTCGGCTGGTACATACACCGGGTCCTCGACCACGCAGGATGCGCCGATCATCATGCGCTCGTTGAGGTAGTTCTGCACCCTGGTCTTCAACGTGGACGACGGCAGCCCGCCGCCGACCGGAGCGATCGGCACGTGCACCATCGTGTAGTAGGTGCCGTAGGCCGTCGCCTTGGCCACGCCAGGCACCTGGAGGCAGAGCGATTCGAAGTCGCTCAGCGTCACCGCACGATCGAGCGTGTGCGCTGCTCGGGGGATGCCGTACCGCATGTTGTCGATCGACTCGGGGTCCGCTCCACCGGAGGCAGGGCTGTTGTTCAACACCGAGACGCCAGCGATGGGCGGGGTGATGGCACTGATGGCCGATGCGGTGACGTTGCCAGCCGCTCCCTGGCCGTAGCGGTAGTCGGCGTAGATCGCAGCGTTGACCGGAGGGATGCGCCCCGACACAGCGTCACCGAAGCGCACGTGGGTGTACCCGGCGTCGTCGTTGTACGTTGTGTAAACACTGGCGTCCGGGCCAGCATCGGTGAGCCGGTCCACGAAGTCCCACACCGTCTGCTCACCGGAGGCCTCGGTCAGGCTGACCGACGTTGACCGCTCGATCGCCCCGATGTTGCTCAGGGCGAAGTCCTGCAACGGAGCGCCGTTGGAGATGCCGATGTACTCGGCCTGGATCGTGCGCCCCTCGATCGCTCCCACGGTGCCCGAGCGCACGTTGGACGACGAGTTGAAGTAGCCCAGGGTGATCGGGCCGACCGTTTCGAAGAACACCGGGGGGACACCGTTGTTCTTGTCGCCCTGGGTCTGCACGATCGTGCCCGAGGGGATCGTCACCGTGGTATCCAGGTACTTGGTGTCGTCCAGGGTGAACGTCAGCACCGTCGTGGCCGCCTGTTGCGCAACAGGCAGGTACCCGAGCAGGTCAGCGATGGCCAGCAGGGACTGCCGCCGCACCGCCGTCTGGAGGAACGGTTCGGCCGCCACGCGGTCGATGTAGTAGTTGAGCCCGTCGCCTACGACAGCGAACATCTCCAGCAGGAGGGTGCCGAAGTCGCCGGGCTCGCCAGCAGTGGCCCAGTCGGGCATCACGGTCAGCGCCGTGGTCACCAGGAACGAGCGGATGGAGTCGTAGTCCCGGTTGGTGTAGTCCATCTCAACGGGGGCAGGCATGTCAGATCTCGCTCTCGGAGTTGAGGAAGGCGCTGACCGGGAGGCGCAACTGCGTCGCCTGGTCGAACGAGCCCACACGGTACTGGACGTCCACGAAGACGGTTGACTGTTGCATATCGTCCACGACGAACTTCACGCTCTGGAGCACCACCCGCGGCGTGCCATCGTTGATGCGCTGCGCCACCAACTTGGCGGCGTCACCCCGAGCGAGGACGTCGGTTGGGTCGAACAGGGCCGAGCGCAGGTCCGACCCGTAGTTCGGACGCATCGCCCGCTCCAAGAAGTTGGTCATCAGAATGTCGATCAACTGGTTCTTGACCAACTCCGGGTACGTCGTGACAACCGCGATCGAACCGGTGGGGCTGAGACCGAATGGATACTGCAACGCCTTCATCTCACCTCCATGTGCTGATCCAGTTGCCTACGTTATTCAACACTAGCGTGGGACGCCCTCGCGGATCGACCCACCAGTTCTTCGACGGGTACGGCATGCTTCGGCGGCTGCCGCTGACGACCCGAGCCAGCGACACCTTGGACTGGAAGCTCTGCTTGGCCATGATGTGCGTGGCGTCGGTGACGTACCAGAAGCCGTCGTAGGGCTGATTCTTCGCCGCACGGATACCGGACTGCACGGCCGTCACGGTGCCGGGCGTGAGCTTGGCCGACCCGCTGACACGTGCCTCGGCCTTCTGCGTCCAGTCCACCGGCATGTTGATCTGCGCCAACTCGGCCTCTTCCTTGTTGCGCAACGGACGCTCGGCTGAGAAGTACTGCTGGTACTGATACATACCAGACGACCCAGGCACGGTCTGGACCTTGCGATCGCTGAGGAAGGCCACGGTGGGCGTGTAGCTCGACGGCAGCCGGTTGGTGTACTGCGTGGCCGTGAAGTCGAACAGCCCGGCGATGTCCTGTGGTGTGGCAGCCATGCTGTTGGTCAACACCAACACTGGCTCGGTGCGACTGAGCACACTCTTCGGGTCGATCAGGCGCACGACGCCATCGGTAATGAGCACCTGGCTGCCCTCTCGCGTCGCCAGGTCGTTGATGAACTCCCAGTCGCTCTCATCGGTCTGCGCAAGCTGCGGCCAGACGTAGTGGTCCTTGCCGAACTCGTCCACGAAGCCAAGCTGGGCATCGGCCACGACACGGGCGATGGCCTCGGCCACGGTGTTGTTGGTGAAGAACCGAGGACGGCCCGTCTTCATCACGAACGACGTGCCCATCGCCGTGACCGACACCACGGTGCCGGGGGCGTTCCCACGTGCACCCACCGAGTAGTCAGTGACATAACCGTAGAACCGACCAGCCGAGTTGACGTCCCAGGTGAACGACAGCGTGCGGTACGCCCCGCTCTCCAGCGAGAGCCCGTTCACCGGAGTCATCTTGATCTCGACCTGCTCATGCTGACCAATCGACTGCCTGATGGTGCATGACAAGGGGGAGATGTCGAAGGGCATGCCGTCGAACGCGACCCGGTGGATGGGGATGTAGTTGATCACGTCGGCACACGCAGCATGGTTCCTGGACGCAGGTCCACGTAGGGGTTGAAGACGTGCGGGTTGGCGTCAGCGAGGATGTTCCACTCCCGCGGGTCGTTGTAGAACTTGGCCGCCAGGTTCCACAGGTTGTCGCCCTCCCTGACGTAGTAGATGGAGTATGCAACGGTCAGCCGGGTCAGCGTGTTGAGATACACGGTGAACTTGCTGCCACGGTCGGAGGCGACCCACAGGTACTCCCCCTCCGAGTATCGGGATGTGCTGGAGAGAGCCATCAGCTTCCCTTCGCCGTTGTGTTAACAGCCCAGTCCGTCGTCTTGCCGAACGGCTCGGGTCGGGCGATGAAGTTGTACTTCTGCCACAGTTCCACGATCGAGTGGTCAGCGAACGACCCTCCCTTCTTCGTGCCGTCGCCGTTGTCCCCACCGGCCGACTGCAAGATGTGGAAGACCTTGGCCTTGCCGTCCGTGACCTTGCCCGAGTAGGACTCAAAGAACGCCACGTGCCCGGACTCCTTGCCGCGGTAGCCAGGCTTCTGCACCAGCACGTCGCCACGACGCAGGTACATGAACTGCTCCAGGTTGGCGTCGCCGCTGACGTTGTCGGGCACCGGGTAGTTCTCGAAGATGTTGATGATCGTCCACCGGGCGTTCGCCGGGTAGTTGGGGGTGTCCCGAACGCCCGAGTTGGCCATGATCTGCCCGTAGAACGTGATGCTGCCGGGCGCTCCTGTTGTGCAACTGGACCCCAGCTTCAAAGCGTCGGTCTGGTCCGTGCCACTCCATCCGACAGCCCAAAACGACCGCCAGACGAACGACGAGCAGTCGGTGTAGAACGGCGTCCTGGTGTTGCATGGCGGGCCGTTGAGCCGCAGGCGGCTGTCGGCGCTGTAATGCACGCCGCTGGAGTCCATCAGGTTGTTGTTCGCCCACACGACCGCCTGCGAGGCCCCCAGCCGGGTCTGGTAGTTGATCTCGTCCTGGTTCCTGGGTGCTACATACCCTGGAGCCTTCGGGTTGTAGGCCTCCGGGCTCTGCGTGGAGCCAGCACCGAGGTCGCCCAGGCTCTGGTTGTTGGCCTTCCCGGCGTAGTTCACCATCAGGGACACCGTCAACGCCATCGTCATCGGCGTCATCCGCTTGGAGAACTTGGTGAACTGCGCCGTGACGCCCGACAGCATCCCATCGACCGCCAGCGAGGGCGAGAAGATCGCTGACACGTGCATGCCGTTGGCATTGGGCTGGTACTGCCCGGCGTTGTTCGCTGTGGGGTCGGTGTTGCTCGGGATCACCGTGCCCGGTGGCAGCACCGGGAACTCCAGGTTCTCCCCGTTGGCGTTGGTGTAGATCATGTTGCCCGACAGCACGTCGAACGTCTGGAGATCGACCAGCACGCCAGGGTGGTCCTCGGACGTGGCGACCTCGATCTGTCGGTCGAAGTACAGCGTGAACGTGATTGTTGTGATAGCAGGGATGCCTGACGGCGACACATCGGGCTCGTAGCCGAACTGCGCTGTCGGATCGGCTGTCGTGTTCTCGGACCACGACAGATACTGGCGCTGCACCTGATCCGGGTTGTACATGAAGTAGAGCCGCACGAAGCTCTCGGGCTGATTGGCGTTGACCTCCGACCGCCGCAGGTAGCCACGGACGATGCGCTGGACACCGCCGTTCTGGTCACGCATCCACTCGGGAGCGCCATTCGGCCCCATCATCTGACCAGCACCCATGAACGGCGGGTTGGAGTACGTCCCGGCGTACTGGATCGACACCGGCCCCATGCCGTGTGATGCAACACTGCTGTTCAACTGCTGCTTGAACTTCGCCCAGTCCAGCCGCTCGTAGACGAACCCGCCAGCAGGGAAGTAGGCGTTGAACGGCGTGTTGTCAGTACTCAGCGGCGCTTGCTGCGTCCAGCCGTACGGAGCGTTGCCGAGGATGCCCTTGGGCAGCCTGCCCGAGAAGTATGGCGGCAGGCGCTCTCCGTAGTCAGGCATCAGTTGCTCCTTGAGACGGCGGTGTTCATCTGCACCCGCAACTCCTGGGAAAGCTGCCGAGCAGCGGTCTTGATCGAGGCCTGTGACGTGCCGTACGGGAACGACAACTGGAACGTGTTGTTGAACATGATCGTCGGGCCGCCTTGCAGTGAGATGTTGCCACCCCCACCGCTCATCGCTGGTGCATAACCGGCGTCACCCAAGAAGCCAGCCGCCTGGGCCGCCTGGCGAGCGGCGTCGAGAGCACTCTGCTTGACGCCGTACATGGCGTCGCCACCCTCCTGCCAGCCACCCTTGCCAGCGGTCCACGGAGCGAGGTTGGAGCCGCCCCTGGCGAGGTAGTACGCCGCAGCGGCGTTCTTGTTCGGGTCGAGCAGGTCCTGCGCCGACGTGATGACCCCGGCCTTCACCAGGGCGGGCACGTTGGTGTAGTTGATCTGCAACAGGCCCAGGTCGCCTCGCATCAGCGACTTGTCAACCGTGCTGCGGTGAGCGCTCGGGGTCCAACCCGACTCACGGTTGGCGATGCCAGCGAAGGTCACCAGAGCGTCGCCGCTGAACCCGGCGTTATGCAGCACCTGGACGACCTGGTCGGCCGACAGAGCCCCCTTGCCGAGATCGAGCGCACCGCCAGTGCCTGTCGCAGCGCCACCGTTGCCTGCCGCACCCAGGTTCGCCGTGCCCCCGCCCGACGATGTCGAGCCCGAGCCCGACTGGTCCAACGACGAGAAGAACCTGCCGATCAGAGCGTTGTTGAGCCCCGCTTCGGCCTGGCGTGCGGTGGCCGCAGGGTCGATGGGGTCACCCATTGTTGTTGTACCAGCAAGCTGCACGTGCCAGGGCTCGCCGTAGCGCGACGCCGTCTCCAAGCCGAACTTGCGGGCGTTCTTGGCCAGCCAGCCGACGTCCCCGCCGAAGTCCACGGCCTGACCACGACCGTGACGGGACTTGCCCATCGGAGCGAACGGACCCTTGCCCTGCAAGCTCTGCTGACGACGGCTGTCCCGGTACGACGAAGAGATCACCAGGTTCGGGTTGGCCGCCATCATGGCGTTGACCCGCTTGCGCAGGTCGGGCGTCAGGTGCGACGTCGAGCCCTCGGGGTCACCCATCGGCATGTATCCGGGGTCGCCGTTCATCGCTCCCATGCCGAGCCCTGCTCCTACAACAGCGCCCGCTGGGCCTCCCAACAAGAAGCCGATGCCACCGCCGACCAGAGCGCCAGCGGCCATCCCGAGGCCCTTGGACGCTGCACCCTGCCCAGCGCCAGGCACTCGTCCGAGCACGGAGTAGATGGCCTTCAACTTGTCGTCAATCATCTGGAGGATGCCGATGACCTGCTTCTCGTAGTCCAGCCGAGCGTTCATCGTGCCGTACTGCTGACCGGTGAACGTGGCCTCCTGCTGCGCCTGGCGGTTGCTTGTCTCCTGGGCGTTGGTCGCCAGCGAGCGGCCACGCACGCCCTCCAACTGCTTCTTGGCCGTGTTCGGATCGTCCGACAGGCCGCCCACCGCAGCGTTGGCGATGGCCCACTCGTACCACATGGGCAGAACTTCCTCAGGCAGGATGGCCGACAACCAGGCGTTGAGACGGGAGCCTGGGAAGTTCATCCGCATCAGGTCATCCTTGGTCCACGCACCGTGCTGGCCGTTGGGGCGCGGCAGCTTCTGGAGGCGGTTGAGGATGTCGCGGAAGTACTGGCCCTGCGTCTTGTTCTGACCACCGGGGCCGTACGGCGTCACGGTCGGGCCGAGCATCGCTCGGGCGAGCTTGATCCCCTGGACGTTGTTGAAGATCGCTGACTGCGCCGACGCTCCCTGCGTCGCATCCAGGCCCGGCATGACCTCCTGCATCTGCTTGATGCTTGATGCATACGAGCCGAACTTCTGCCCGGCGATGCCGGTGGCCCCGTAGTAGGCACCGATGCCGGTGCCCTGATACATGACAGCGTTGCCCTGCATCATGTCGGAGGCCATGAAGCCGAAGCCCTGACGACCCTGCTGACGGAAGATCCCCGCCGACGTCCGTGGAGCGCCACCGCCTGCGTACATCGCCATGCGGCTGGCGTAGAAGTCCGAGCCGATGGCCTGCTGCATGTTGGCGTCGAACCGGGCGAACATCGCCTTGGTGACGTTCTGCACGGCGTCGCCCACGGCCTTGCCGATTCCACCGGCAACGCCCATCTTGCCGCCGACGCCACCGAGGCCACCGCCACCGCTGCTGCCCCCAGCGCCCTGTGCTGCGGCCGTCGCCTGGCCCACCGGGTCCTTCGACGGCGGCGTGCCGGTGGTGACGAAGCGGTTGCCCTGGACCTGGGCGGCCTGGATCGCCTTCATCTGCTTGACGACGCCCTCCAGCGACCTGGAGAACGCCTCGGGAGCCTTGGCCAGCTTGGTGAACGAGGTATTCAACGCCTCCAGCGACTTGCCGATGGCGTCGAGTTGGCCCTTGAAGTCCTTGAGCCCAGGGATGTCGAACTTGAGCGACGCCGAGACGTTGCTGGTCGTGGAGCCACCGCGGCCGATGCGGTTGAACCATCCGCCCCGCGCCTGCTGGATGTGCGCGGTGCCGAGGATGCTCGTCTCGTCAGGCATCTACTGCCTCGCCTGTGCGATGGCCATGGTGCGCCACTTGTTCATCTCGATCCAGTACTCCCGTTCTCGGCGGGGCATTCGCTTCTGTTCTGACAACGTCCATCCGGGATAGGCCAGCGAGAGCACGCCGTACTGGATGTACAACATCGACACGTTGGGTCTATAGAAGGTCGGCCCACGACGGTGCGAAGCCGGATTCGACTCCACACTCGGCGCAGGGCAACTTCACCTCCTCGAAATACGGGCCGGGCTGGAGGCGAGCGATCTCTGCCAACAGGTTGCGGCGGTCGCCCGCGCCGAGCGTTCTGGCGAAGTTCAGTGGGTCCAGCAGCGGCCGCCCGTTGAGGGACGTGATGATCCGGGACAACGTGATCGTGTGCTGTTCTGGCAACAGCGCAGCACGCCGCTTGGTCGCCTCGGTCTGGTCTTCCCCCGTCACCAGGCGGTACTCGATCCGACGCCCGTCGCGCAGGACGAACTCGTAGAGGGCCTTGGTGGGGTCCTCCAACTGACGGACTGGGATGTCCTTGCTGACGTGGTACACGACCTCGATGCGCTTCTCGCACGCCGGGCAGATCGTGTCCACGACGCGCTCGTCACCGAAGGTGATCTGGAGGATGCGCAGGAACAGCAACTCCTTGTCCCCGACGAGCAACTGGTTGATCGTGTTGATCCGCTCGACCGGCGACTTGGTGGACAGGTCCACGTTGCCGATCCGCACCACGCCCTGGGTCAGCATGGCGTTGACCAGGCTGAGGGTGTCGTTGGACGACAGCGCTCGGGCGATCACTTCCTCGTCCTCGCCCGACAACTCCTTGATCTCGGCCTCCATGGCCCACACCGTCCCCTGGAAGAGCCCCCGGCACAGGCGTACCTGCGTGCTCGGAGGCTCTTCCATGAGCGGGACGTCACCAACGATGGCTTGCTTCGCCCGTGCGATGTCACCTTGGGTGACTTGGGGCTCGTCCAGTTGTGTCATCTCCTACCGTTCCTTGTTGTCAGACCCGAGAGGCGTCTTCGCCGAAGATGACGTCGAAGCCCTCATGGTGCATGGTCATCTGCGAGATCAGCACCGCATTCCCGCTGGCGTCCAGATCGTTGAACGCCACGGTGCCGGTCCAGCAGTTGTACACCACGAACGCCAGCCGGGCACCGGCCGGGGAGCCGTTGGAGCCCGAAGCGTCGCCCTGGGTGATCGGGTGATCGAGCACCCGGATGATCGTGGTGTAGCGGTAGTCCGTCCCCTCGGCCAGGGTGCCCGCACCCTGCTGGTAGGCGAACATGTTCTTGGCCAACTCCCACATGCCGGGGCGGTTGGACTGGATGCCCTGCACCAGGGTGAGCGGACCGAAGTCCGTCTGCCCAGGGAGCTTGTGGAAGTTGGTGTTCCACCCGCCCTCGCGGTACGGGATCATCTCCGTGTTCATCGACAGGCCGCTCACGTTGGTGAACGCCATGTCGGACACCACCGCGGCGAGCGGTGGGTAGACCAACTGGACCTGGAACTTGAAGTTCCTCATCGGGTCGGACTGGGGACGTGTTGACGCCATGTTGTGTGAACTCCTTCGCTCAGGCCGCGGCCAGGTTGTCGGTGGCGAACGAGTCGCCCGAGTCGTACTGGCTGATTCGGATGATGATGAACTCGGCCGGGTACTGGAGAGCGACACCGACCTCCATGCGAACCTCGCCCGAGGCGATGACCTGGGGCGTGTTGATGGTGGCGTCGCAACGGATGAAGTAGGCCTCCTGGGTGCTGACGCCCTTCAAGCCGCCCGCCTCCCACATCGGCTGGAGGATGCGGTTGGCCGTCTGGCGCAGCGACGACCACAGGTTGGCGTCGTTGTTCTCGAAGACGGCGAACTGCGTCGAGAGGCGCAGGCTCTCCTTCAAGTAGATCAACGCCCGGCGAGCGCTGACGTACCGATCGGGACCCCACAGCTTGCGGGTGCGAGCGCCCATCACGCAGATGCCCTGGCCGGTGAGGCCACGGATCACGTTGATGTTGTTGTAGTTCAACTGGCCCTGGTCGGTGTCGGTGAACTTGACCTCCGAGGCCAGGCCGTTGGCCACCGTGGCCGGGACGCCCGCAGGGGCACGCCACGGACCCACCTGGGCGTCGATGCGAGCCATGATCCCCGACACCGCACCGGACGGCGGGATCGAGATGGTCCCGCCAGCGTTGGCCGGGTCGGGCGTGATGATCCACGGCACGTAGAACGCCGAGTAGCTGTCGGCCGTGCCGAGCGAGGCCGCACGGTTCATGCAGTCGGTCGTGTACGTCGAGCCCGAGGACACCAGCGACACCGGGTTGCCGTCGTACACCACGAAGATGTCGTCCCGCTCGGTGGCGAACGGGCTGGACTGCTGAGCGGTCGGCATGACCACCGCACCAGTGTCGTTGACGAACGGCTGGAAGCTGACGATCAGCGGCCCCTCGATCGCCTGCACGGCGTTGATGATCTCCGTCGCCGTGAGCGCCGCTGCGGTGGGCAGCGCCGGGTCCTTGCCGCCAGCGAGAGCGACGGACGAGCCGGTGGTGGCCGGTTCCAGCGTCGTGACCGCCGAGGCCACCGAGACGTACCGGCTGCCCGCGAGCGGATCGTTGATCGCCTGGCCGACCGGCCGTGTTCCGACAACACCGCCCATCGACAGGTTGGTGAACGTCTCGACCCGGTTGCCGTTGCTGGTGACCAGCATCGAGAAGATCTTGTGGCCGTTCTCGTCGGTCGCCTGGAGCGTCAGCGCCACGGCGACGTCGTTGCCCCACGCACCAGCGCCAGTGGCGTTGAGCACGATGACCGGCGCTGGCGTGGTCGCACCATCGGTGATGGTGGCCGTGGCGACGAGGCCCTGGGCACCTGTGCCGGTGGGCATGGCCCGGACGATGTAGGCGGCGCGCCCGCCGTTCTGGTAGTAGCTGTACACGGCGTACGGCAGGTAGCTGAGCAGCGTGCCCTTGTTGGCTGGCACGGTCGGGCTCTGCCACGGCACGCCGTCGAAGCCGCCGAACTTCTGCACGAAGTCCGACCACGAATCGACGCGGGTGGCGATCTGTGGGTTGCCCTTCGGGGTGATCCCCACGAAGCACGCCACGGCTGTGGCGTTGGCGGATTCGAAGGGCGATGTGTTCAACGCCTCTTCGATGTACACGCCTGGGCGGCGGTAGTCAGGCACGGGGCCTCCTTGTTGTGTAATCCTCCGTTGTGTCGTCGCTTACTGTCGTCTTGTTGTCCGTGCCTGCTGGCGTATCTCTCATGCTTCGGAACCCGTCAATGTCAATGGTTCCGATCCCTTACGATTCCCTGCGAGCCATGACCTCCCACCCGTTGTCATCGGGCAGGATGTGTGACTCGTCGTCGGTCCACACCAGGCCTTCCTCTCCGAGGGTGTAGCCACGAAGGGCGAAGGTCTGGATCGCAGCACGCTGCTCCAGGTGGGCGATGTTGTCCTGGGGGATCTCGGTCTGCACCGAGACGGTGAACGCCTTGCGGAAGATCCGCTTGGTGTTGCCCTCCTGCGTCGGGATGTCAGCCGGGCTCCAGCCCAGGGGCTCCATCCGCTTCCACGTGCCGTCCTCTTCGACCCGCAACCACGACGGTCGGGGCATGACGATGTCACGGATCAGCCTTGCTGTCATAACACGGTCGTGGGCGAAGTACTTGGACCAGGTGGTGATCTGGTAGAAGAGCCGGTACGGCAGGTAGTTCCACCGCCGCAGGGGCTTGGTCGGGTCCGGTGGGTTCGGTGCGGTCCACACGCTCGGGCTCACCGAGGGCTCATGCAACCCGTTGCTCACGTACTGCCCGGTGTGCTCGTCTTCGAACACATCGGAGCCCTCACGCAGCCGGTACATCGACGTCCACAGGTCATATGCCGGGTCGATGCCGATGAGATCGAGGGTGATGAACGGGTAGATGATCTGCTTCTCGGACTCGGGGAAGCGGAACCACACCGGCACCGTGCGCCCCGGCTTGTCGCCGGGCACGACAATGCCGTCCAAGAGTCGCTTGATGGCGGTGTCTTCGGCCAGCAGGAACTGGTTGGTGGCCGGGTAATCGGGCGGCGGCATTGTTCAATAACCCCCTCGCCGGAAGTGGGAATCGAGACGGGCCTTGATGTTCGACACCTGGGTGAGCACACCCATGCGGATGAGCGCCGAGGGCGGGTGCTCGACGTCGCCGTACTCCAGCCGCCCGGCCTGGATCACGGCCTGGTCGTCACCCTGCACGCCGTGGGCGAAGTTCCCATCCTCGTCCTCCCACGCCCCCATGTGCTTCGCCAGCGGAGCCCACTGCGGATCGGCCTCGGCGGCGTCGCGCTGACGGGCCAGGAAGTCCTCCTGAGCGTCCTGCACAGCTTCCTCGACCAGTTCCACGGCACCCATCAGGTGTTGCCGTAACGCCGCCACCACGGTGTCCCCACCCGATACTCGGGCACGTTGGGAGAAACCCGGCATGGGCGGCGCTCCTGGTCTAGGCAGATGGGTCGGGCACCTCTTGGTGCACGACGACCGGAGCGTAGCCCCCAGGTGCCGGTGGAGTGAGGACTGCCGCGTGCAGACGCATGAACGTCTCGGTGGCCGGGACGATGAGCGTGCATCCGTTGTCGTCGGTGGACCACTGCGTGGTCATCAGCATCTCCTTGACGAGGCCCAGGAGGGCGTTCAACCGCCCCTCAGCGAAGGCCTTGTCGATCGACAACTGCCCGACCTGCAATCCCAGCGTCGAGATCACCGACTCATTCACGTCCGTCATGCAGCGGACGTTACATGACTAGGTGTACTGAACGTTGCCCTGCTCGTAGATCCTGTTGGTCAACTCCCAGTTGTCGTAGTACTCGGTGCCGTCGATCCACACATCATCGCAATAGAGCGACAGCGCTACGTTGGCACCAGTAGACCAGCCGGTGTTGTTGTCCTGCTCACCGTTGTTGCCCGTTGGGTAGATGCCCCACCAGTTGTTGCCGCCCCAGTTTCCCGCCAGCGAGCGGTCGAAGCTCGTCCCACTGGCGACGTCGCCGTTGTGCCCGAAGAGGGACCCGGCCCACCCGGCATCCGTCTGCAAGCTGACGAGGCGACGGCTCGATGTGCGCTGCACGATCGAAGAGCCCTGGTTGCCTGGGGGGCCGCAACGAATGTTGGTGGCATGGATGGCGTTCAACGCGATGGAAGGGGGGATCTGCCAGTTGAAGGCCTGGTACATGAAGCGGTAGTTCCACTGGTGCTCGGTCTGCCAGCCCCTGGTGCGCTGCACGTAGCCGTAGGTGTCCTGCTGGGGGTGGCCGATGGCTACATAACGATAAGGCGACCAGCCCGAAACAAGCCCTCCTGTTGACACAGCACGCACACGGAACGAGTAGGTGCTGTCCCAGTTGACGCCGTAGTTGTTCGACTGCCCGCCGCCGTAGTTGTCGATGCCCTGGATGCCCCCCGGATGGTTGTGCTCCAACTGATAGTATGCAACAGGGGCACCACCGCCACCAGCCGACCAGCCGACGTTTACGTTGCTGTAGTCCCAGCCAGTCACCCACGGCGTCGAGGGCACGGCCGGGTAGCCGCGGTAGCCACTGTCGTACCAGTAGCCAGCGCCGACGCCACCGATCTTGACGTAGCAGGCGTTGGCCGAGCGCCACGACCCGCCGTTGCGAATGTTGAGCGCGCCGCTGCCCGCCGTGCGCCAAGTACCCCCGGTGCGGACCTGTACTGACATCAGGTGATCCAGATGGTGCCATCGGGAAAGTTGCCTGCCCCTGGGTCGCCACCTGAGTAGAAGCTGGGGGCGATGTTCACCGCCGCACCGTTGCTTGCGTAGTAGTAGATCGGGAACGTGTTGTTCAGGAACCGAACGTTGGTGTAGAAGTCGAACTGGCCGCCGCCGTTGTAGTTGGCCCCACCTGTGGTCACCTGGAGGTACGGACCGCCTCCGTTGGCCTGCATGATCGCCGTGGACCCGTCGCCTCGGAAGCGTCCACCGTTGGCCAGCAGTCCGTCCGAGGCCGTGACCCTGTTGCTCGCCAGA